ACAGGTGACACACACGCAACAAGCCACCTCTGCCAAGATCGCCGCGGCCACGGCCACCTGTCTGTGCTGCCACCTGGTCACCGCAACCTGTGCCAGCAACAGCGCCTCCAGCAGCACAGCCAGAGCAGGAGCCGGTGGCGTTTGAAAAATGGTGGGAAGACCAAGGGCAGTTTTGTCGGGCTGGCGGTTGGGAATACGTTGCTTTCCGCGCCTGGGAGGCTGCGCTTGCCACCCCACCCGCACAACCAGCACCTGTGCAGGATCAAAAGTCATGCAAACTTTGCACGCATGAGCAACGGCACTACATGGAAATGACGGGGCCGTGCAGAGCGTGTCGTTTTTACTCAAACTTTGCTTCTGCCACCCCACCCGCAGCAGCACAGCCAGCAGCATGGGAGCATCACGCAAAGAAACTGACTCAATGGCTGCACTGCATGTCGTACAACGACAGCTACTTTGGGGAGCCTGCCGGTCTCGTCAAGCAAGTAACCGCTTCACTGAATCGCCTGATTGGAGCCACCCCACCCGCAGCACAGCGCACATGGGTCGGGCTGACGGATGCTGAACTGGCTGACATGCACGCCACGCTAATGGTCAAGCTTCGAGGATGCTACGAGACAAAGGATTTGTACAAGGCCATTGAAGCCAAGCTAAAGGAGAAGAACAATGGATGACATCATTGCAATGGCCCGTGAAGCGGGTGGCCTTGGTTACGTTCATGACGCAGGAGATGAACCGCACAAGTGGCAATTCACGCCAACAGAACTGCAAGCCTTTGCAGCCCTTGCTCAAGCTGCTGAACGGAGCCGCCAACATGACGAAATTGAGCGACTGACCAATCTGTGCTACGAATACCTGGGCGAGCTTACAGCCTTACGGGCTGTAAAACAGGCGCAGGACATGATGCGGGACGCGTTGACTATCGGGTCGGCCTGGGTACGGGACGGAAAGCGCCTTGAACCGACCAGCGTTTACAAGAGTATGGAGGAGGACACATGAACCAGCCACTCACACAGGAAGAATGGCTGACGTACTTAGACACTACGTGGAAAGAATGTTTAAACAAAGCATGGGACAAGGAGTTGGATAGCATGAACGATGACATCATCCGCATGGCGCGGGAAGCTGGACCGCTTATAAGCACCCCATTTGATGTTTGGTGCGAACGCTTCGCCGCCCTTGCTCAAGCAGCCGAGCGTAATAAGCTGGCCTCATGGATGATTGCGCAGGGCTACGCCACCGGCCACGGTGACACGATGGAGGGCTTGCTTGAGGAGCTTGAGCGTGAGATCGGCTTTAAACGTGCAGAGCTTTGGATTAAGCGCATTAGTGAGGCTGTGCTGGCCGAAAGAGAGGCGTGCCTGAACTGCTACAGCCCAGATGACACAGCCAAAGACTGGGCAGACAAAATTAGAGCAAGGAGCGACAAATGACACAAGACATACGTATTCGTGGAGCCATTGAGCCAAACCTCACCTTTCTGGCAGGCACAAACACAGAGGTCATGCGCATTCACAAGAACGGGGTGACTGTCAACCCAGGGATGCCTCTTGACGAGGCTGCACAGCACGTTATCAATGCGCTGGATTCCCACATTAAAAACTTGATACAAGCTGAACGTGAGGCGTGTGCAAAGGTGTGTGATGCCTTTGAAAGCGATGCAGACCCAGAGGCAGGTGCGGTACTCGCTAAGGCCATCCGCTCAAGAGGACAAGCATGAAAAAACTTCTTTGCTGGATTTTTGGACACCGCAACACCATCAGTTGCATAACCGATTGGGAGGTTACACACGACAGGTGCGGACGATGCGGCACGGACCTACCCATTGGATACCCGCACCATCAATCAAGGGGAAACACATGAACGAAGCCGTACACGTCGTGCCACTCAATGATCTGCGCGACCACACTGCCAGCGCCGAATGCTGGTGTAAACCTTCAGAAGAAAATGAGTGGCCTGGAGTCTGGGTACATCACTCGATGGATAGGCGTGAGGAGTACGAGCAAGGGAGACAAGCCTCATGAGCATCCCCTACAACAACGAAACGCGGGAGGCTTACACACAGCGCATGGAACAATCGCATCTGTGGGTGGCACTGGCCCACCACAAGCTAGGTAACGCCCGATCCATGTGGCTGCAACTCTTTTACTACGCCATGGTGGAGGACATCTATGGCACACACTGGGACAAACTAAATGCTTGACGACATACCAATCCAGAACACCGCCCGTGACAAGGCATGGGAGGCTTTCATCAAACGCAAGCATGTGAAAGAGCTGTTCCCGCAGGAGTTCAAGTTCCCACTTGACCGTGGATACTACGAGCTGTGGTGTCAGTGCTGGGCAAAGGCATGGAACGCCGGATTTGTAGACGGATACAACGCAGGAACAAATGAAGCCACTAAGACTAACCCCCAACCAAGCAGCAGCACTTGATGCGCTGTGTGAATTCGGCCAGACAGACCTCGCGGCACGGCGGATGAACACTGACAAAAAAGCCATCGAGAACTACGTGCGCAGTTCTATGAAGAAGAACGGCTACCCCAACAGACTCACGCTTGTACTGGCGCGAGACCGAGAAAACAGAGCAAAGGAGCAAGCATGAAAGGTCACGGATTTAGGTGCACTGTCGCGGAGAACGTGCACGCAGTTAACCCCTACCTGGAAGTCAGGAAGGAGTACGCGAAGCACAAGTCGCTGTGCTGGCAGTGTCAGAAGGACAAGTCCCTTACAGGCGGGCGTACCAAAACGTACCCAGGGCTGCGCAAGTTCGTGTGCGCGGACTGCTTATCTGCCAACGCCGCTAGAAAAGAAGCAAAGGAGCAAGCATGACAAGCAAAGCCAACGACCTGCAAGTGGGCGGGCAACACTACAAAGACATGCCACTACAGCCGTGGGATGTCATGGAGGCGGTGCTGACCCACGAGGAATTTGTTGGGTTCCTCAAAGGCAACATCATCAAATACAGTATGCGCCAGGGCAAGAAGGACAGCGATGACGCAGGCAAAGCCATGCACTACCGCATGAAGCTGGAAGAGGTGCTGTATGGCATCAACGCCTGAAGTAAAAGTCAAGAAGCAAATCAGGAAGCTGCTCGATGAGGCAGGCGCTTACTACGCCATGCCCATCGGCACGGGCTACGGCAACTCAGGCGTGCCCGACTTCTTGATCTGCCACAAAGGCCGCTTCATCGCGGTCGAAGCCAAGGCAGGCAGCAACAAGCCAACAGCACTGCAAGAGATGCACTTGGCCAAGATATGCGCAGCAGGCGGTATCGCACTCGTAATCAACGAAGACAACATGGACACACTACGAAAGGAACTCCCATGAACACCGTAATCACCAGCGCTCAGCAAGAAGCTGAGATGGAGCGCATCGTTGCGCGGCTGCCCGATATTGAGCGTGTGCACCTGCGTGCCATCCTCTACGCCATCGTCAAGTGCTACGACACGGACAACTCCGACTGCGCTGTACTTGTGCTTGGCAGCGACGCGTCCTTAGATAGCGTCGCCTCGCTTAACTGCAACAGCATGGTCGCCGCCAGCTTGCTGCAAGGGGCCAATAATTTTCTGGGATTTGTAAACACCAAAGACGCACCACCAAAGGAGATGTTCAATTGAGCGCACCATACCAACGCATCGTCAGCATAGATTTTGAAACCCGCTGGGACAAGAACGACTACACCTTGTCCAAGATGACCACTGAGGAGTACATCCGTGACAAGAGGTTCAAGTCATTTGGGGCATGTATACGCGAGTACGGAAGTGAGGCCGTCACGCAGTGGTACAGGGGAGATGAGCTGCCGCGCATCCTCAGTACCTACGACTGGAGCAAGACCGCTATCCTTGCGCACAATGCCCAGTTCGATGTGTCGATCCTTGAGTGGCGATACGGCGTGCACCCCTGCTTCATCTTCGACACGCTATCTATGGCCCGCGCCCTGCGCGGTGTGGAGGTTGGCAACAGTCTTGCCAAGCTGGCCAATGACTTCGGCCTGCCCGCCAAAGGCAAGGCTGTGCACAGCACCGACGGCTTAGAAGAGATCGACGCACAGATCGAGCACGAGTTGGCGGAGTACTGCAAACATGATGTGTACCTGTGCGAGCAGATATTCGAGCGGCTTGTAGCGGGCTACCCCAAGTCGGAGCTGCGGCTCATCGACATGACGCTCAAGATGTACACACGCCCGGTGCTGGAGCTTGACCAGAAGATGCTGATCGAGGCGCTGTCCGAGGAGAGCCAAAAGCGCGAGGGCTTGCTGGCCAAGCTGGGCGTGGACGAGAGCGATCTCGCATCGAACCCCAAGTTCGCAGCGCTCTTAGAAAGCCTGGGTGTTGTGGCCCCCACCAAGGTGAGCAAGACCACCGGCAAGCCCGCGCTGGCGCTGGCCAAGAACGACGCCATGTTCCAAGCCCTGCTCAACGGGGACAACGAGGATGTGTCGCTGCTGTGCGAGGCACGGCTCAAGGTCAAGTCCACCACCGAGCGCACCCGTGCGCAGAGGTTCCTGGACATCTCCCAGCGCGGCAAGCTGCCCGTGCCACTGTCCTACTACGGTGCCAAGTCGGGCCGCTGGACGGCATCCAAGGGCAGCGCCATCAACATGCAGAACCTCAAGCGTGGCAGCTTCCTGCGCAAAGCCATCATGGCACCAGAGGGACACCAGCTTTTGGTGGGCGACCTCTCGCAGATTGAGCCGCGTGTGTTGGCGTGGCTAGCTGACTACGATGACCTGCTCGACATCTTCCGCTCAGGCCAGGACGCATATGCACAGTTCGGCGCACAGATGTTCGGCGTTCCCGGCATGACCAAGGACAGCCACCCAGACCTGCGCCAGAGCGCCAAGAGCGCGTTGCTGGGGTGTGGGTATGGCCTGGGGTGGGCGAGCTTCGCCTCGCAGCTTCTGGTGGGGTTCCTGGGCGCTCCACCCGTGCGCTACAGCAAGGACTTTGCCAAGAAGCTGGGGGTCACGCAGGAGTACGTGCAGCGGTTCACGGACTGGGAGGACAACGTCAAGAAAATGCAGGAGATACCGCACACCTGCACCGAGCGTGAGCTGCTCATCCACTGCGTCGCGGCCAAGAAGATCATCGACATCTACCGGGCCACAGCGCACCCCGTGGTGAGCTTCTGGGACATGTGCAGCAAGCTGCTGGTGTCATCTCTTGCAGGCGGCGAAGAGGTCGTGTATAAATGCCTGACCTTCCGCAAGGACGAGATTGAGCTGCCCAATGGGATGAAGCTCTTGTACCCCAACCTGCGCCAAGTCACCGACAAGGAGACCCGGCAAAAGAACTGGGTGTACGGCGAGGACGCGACCAAGCTCTATGCTGGCAAGATCACGAACAACGTGACGCAGGCACTGGCAAGGATCGTGATGACGGACGGGATGCTACGTACTTCAAAGAAGTACTTTGTGGCAGGCACAGTGCATGATGAGCAGATCGTCGTAGTGCCCGACGATGAAGTGGATGACGCCAAGACTTGGGTTTTGGCGCAGATGACCGTGGAGCCTAAGTACATGCCAGGGGTTCCACTGGCCGTCGAGGGCGGTGCACACCGCCGCTATGGGCTGGCAAAGAAATAAAAGGAGAAAGCATGAAGCAACTGGTACTGCCCAAGAAAGTGCAGGTGGGCAGCAAGTGGTATAGCGTCGATGTCGTTGAGTCGATGCGCAGAAAGAGTGAGGTCGGGCGCGTGACTTATGACACGCAAAAGATCGAGCTTGCACGGCGCACGCATCACGGCATACCGCTCAAACTGACAGCGCTGGAGGAGACCTTCTGGCACGAGCTGACGCACGCCATACTGCACGACATGGGCGAGCACTCACTGAACAACCGCGAGAACTTTGTCGAAGAGTTTGCGCAACGACTGGCCCGAGCAATACGAACAGCGAGGTTTTAATGAAGCCAATCACTTGGTCACACAGCGCACTCAAAGACTACGAGGGGTGCCCCCGCCGCTACCACGAGGTCAAGGTGCTCAAGAGCTACCCGTTCAAGGACACCGAGGCCACGCTCTACGGCAAGCAGCTACACACGGCAGCGGAGTTCTACATCAAGGACGACACGCCGCTGCCCACGCAGTTCGCGTTCCTCAAGGACACGCTCGATGCACTCAAGGCCAAGCCCGGTCGCAAGCTGTGCGAGCATGAGATGGGCGTGACCAAGGACTTGAAGCCTTGCGGGTTCATGGCCAAAGATGTGTGGGTGCGCGGCATCGCTGACCTGCTCATCATTGACGACGACAACCTCACGGCCAAGGTGGTGGACTACAAGTCGGGCAACAACAAGTACCCAGACCGCGAGCAGCTCAGGCTGATGGCCCTGATGGTGTTCGCCCACTTCCCGCACATCAGGCGCGTTGCTGGAGCACTGCTGTTCGTGGTCAAGGAGGACATGGCCACGGCCAGCTTCATGAGTGGGGAGGCCCCTGAGTACTGGTGGGACTACAGAGAGCGCGTAGCCCGCATCGAGAGAGCCCACGCATCAGGCGTGTGGAACCCCAAGCCCACGCCGCTGTGCGGCTGGTGCCCTGTTAATTCATGTGAACACAACCGAAAGAGGAGCTGATATGCAGACGAACGGCAAGCGTGACTACAAGCACGCATACAAGCTACAAAAAGCAACGGGCGAGACCAAGGACCAAGTCGAGCGCCAACGTGCTCGGCGTGACTACGATGCAAAGGGCATCGAGCGGGCTGGCAAGGACATCGACCACATCAAACCACTGCGCAAAGGCGGCAAGTCCACACCGGGCAACCTGCGACTGCGCAGCAAGAGCGCCAACCAAGGAGATAACAAGTGAGCGACTCCCTACCCACACAAGCAAACGCAGTTATCGCATTGCCCAGCTTCATTGTGTCGTGCTCAAAAGACCGAGTAATCATCATACGCACGGAGGGGCCGGGCAAAGGAGAAGGGGGCCTCTTCGATATTGCAGCGTTCGATGCGGTCGTCAACGAGTTCTTCAATAAGAATTTTTAAAACACAAGGAGGAAGCAAGTGGAAATAGTTGAAGACAAGGCACTCGTCTTTCGAACGCGTAACCCGCAAAGATATAACCTTATCCCCAAGCACAAGATACTTGAGCGCGAGGGTGACACGTACAAAATCGCGGTGTACTGGGGGCTCGAAGAGGTACGGGTGCTGCGCAACCTCGGCGTCAAAGATGTGCCCTCGCCCATCACGCGGCGCTACAACTGGCCGGGGCGCTACAAGCCTATGGCGCATCAGGTCGAGACCGCATCGTTCCTCACCGTCAACCGCAAAGCCTTCGTCTTTAACGACCCCGGCACTGGCAAGACGCTTGCAGCGCTGTGGGCGGCTGACTACCTGATGAACCGTGGGCTTGTGCGCCGTGTGCTGATACTGTGCCCACTGTCGATCATGCACGCAGCGTGGATGAGTGACCTCAACAACTCCATCATCCATCGCTCGGCCATCGTCGCGCACCATGCGCAGTCTGCCAAGCGCATCGAGATGATTCAGTCGGACTATGAGTTTGTGATCTGCAACTACGACGGGCTCAACCTGATCGCAGATGAGATCAACGCAGACGGCAGGTTCGACCTTGTGATCGTCGATGAGGCCAACGCCTACAAGACCATGACCACTAGGCGGTGGAAGACGCTCAAGGCCATCATCAAGCCTGACACGTACCTGTGGATGATGACGGGCACACCCGCTTCGCAGTCGCCTGCTGATGCGTACGGCCTTGCCAAGCTGGTCAACCCACAAGGCGTGCCGCAGTTCTTCACAGCATGGCGTGATCTGGTGATGATGAAGCTCACCATGTTCAAGTGGGGGCCTAAGCCCACGGCCAAGGACGATGTGTTCAACGCACTGCAGCCCGCCATCAGGTTCACCAAGGAGCAGTGCCTTGACCTGCCGCCTGTCATGACGCTAGTGCGCGAGGTGCCGCTCACGCCGCAGCAGACCAAGTACTACAACATGCTCAAGGATCAGATGATGGTGCACACAGCCGGAACGACCATCACCGCTGTTAACGCCGCTGCGGGCGTCAGCAAGCTGCTGCAGATCAGTTGTGGCGCGGCCTACACCGACGAGAAGGAGGTGGTCGAGTTCGACTCAGCGCCGCGCTTGGGCGTGCTCGAAGAGATACTGGAGGAGACCGAGCGCAAGGTCATCGTCTTCGCGCTGTTTCGCTCCACCATTGACGCCATCCACACGCACCTGACCAAAAAGGGCATCAAGGCCGAGGTTATCCACGGCGGTGTGAGCGCGACAAAACGCGCTGACATCATCCACAGGTTCCAGACCCAGCCCGACCCACGGCTGCTTGTCATGCAGCCGCAAGCAACGGCACACGGGATTACCCTAACAGCCGCAGACACGGTGGTCTTATACGGCCCGCTGATGTCGGTTGAGCAGTACATCCAGTGCATCGCACGGGCTGACCGCAAGGGCCAGAACAGCGACAAGGTGACGGTGCTGCACATCCAGGGCTCCCCCATCGAGCGCAAGATGTTCAAGGCGCTGACAGCCCGCGTCACTGACAACGACCTGCTCACGGCCATGTTCGAGGCCGAAATTAAATCTTAAAAGGAGGCACTTGCACAACCCAAAAATCCATGTACACTGTCCAACGCTTGACAAAACAACAGGAGAAAGCACTTGACTGAAACTGAAGATGAGGTGGTTCCAATCGACCTCCTCGTGAAAATCCACAGCCGGATTAAAGGGCGCATCGACACGCTGACCAAGGAGTACGACACTGCGGTGGAGCAACTCAAGGCACAGCAAGACGAGGTGCGCTTTGCCATCAAAGACAAGATGAAAGCCCTCGGGCTCAAGTCTGTCAACACCTCCTACGGGACGGTCTCCCTCTCGACCAAGACGCGCTACAGCACGCAGGACTGGGACTCGTTCAAGAAGTTCATTCTTGAGCACCAGATTGTTGACCTGCTGGAAAAGCGCATCGCACAGACGAACATGGCGACCTTCCTGCAAGAGAATCCGGGGGCTGTGCCTCCCGGACTGAACTCGTACACTGAGTTCGAAATTCGCGTAACTAAATCCAAATGAGTTAACCATGAGCAACATCACACTTTTTAGCGCATCCAACGTCCCCGCCTTCGCTCGCAACAACGAGCTGTCTGAAACTGCCAAGGCCCTGACGGGCGGCGGTGCTGGCCTGTCCACCAAGCGCATCTCCATCAAGGGCGGCGTCTTCCGTCTGGTGTCTGGTGGCAAGGAGATCGCAGCCATCGAAGACCGCCACCTCGATGTGGTGATCGTCAAGGCCGCGCCCAAGGTCAGCCGCATCTTCTATGCAGGCGCATACGACAAGGACGCTGCCGCTGCACCTCCCAACTGCTGGAGCAATGACGGTGAGAAGCCCGACGCCTCCATCAAGGAGCCACAAAACGCGACCTGCATGGGCTGCCCCCAGAACGAAGCTGGGTCTGGCAACGGCAACAGCCGCGCCTGCCGCTTCCAACAGCGCTTGGCTGTGGTGCTGGCCAACAACCCCGAAGGTGATGTGCTGCAGCTCACGCTGCCCGCAACGTCTATCTTCGGCAAGGAGGACGGCGACAAGCGCCCACTGCAGGCATACGCCCGCTTCTTGGCCGCGCAGACCCCGCCCGTCAATCCCGAGCAGATCGTCACCCGCATGAAGTTCGACACCAAGGCCGAGAGCCCCAAGCTGTTCTTCACGCCCGTGCGCTGGCTTGAGGATGCCGAGTACGAGACCGTCATGGGGCAAGCTGACAGTGAGGAGGCCAAGCGTGCTGTGCTGCTGACCGTGGCGCAGGCCGATGGCGTCAAGGCCCCACCGATGGCGATCCCCGGCAAGCCCACGCAAGCCAGGGCCGTGCCCAAGGTCGAGCCTGAAGCCGAGGAGGTCGTGGAGGAAGAAGCCCCAGCGCCCAAGCCAGCCAAGGCCCCCAAGACCAAGCCCGTGGCGTCCGAGGACGACGAGCCAGAAGTTCGCAAGGCTCCCTCCAAGGAGACTGCGGTGCCCGCCAAGAAGTCCAAGCTCGCTGACATCGTGAGCGACTGGGACGACGAGTAAGGAGTTCGGGGGGAAAGCGGATGCTGCAGCGGGTCGGCCAGACCGCAAGGATGCTCACCTAGCTGGATAAAGAAGCAGCCGTATAGCCAGCTATAGCCGCAGACGCAGCGAGTACCCCCACCTATCACAATGCCCTATTCCCAAAAAGTTGTTGACGCTGTAATGTCAGCGCCCAAGACCCCCGGCAACCAGTTGGGGCGATGGGCTGTCCACCTTGATTTTCCCGTGACCAAAATTGCGATAGCACTGGGCGTTACCCGACAGACCGTGTACAACTGGTTCTTCGGCAAAGACGTTTTCATCGCATATCAAAATCGCGTGGAGCTTTTACTAACAATCATGAAGTCCTCACGCACAGCAGATGAGGCATGGAGAAGAATATGTCACGAGTACAACTTGCCAACATGACAGACGAAGAGTTGCTGCGCCACGCGTACATGGAGAAAGATGACCCGCTTGTGCAGGAGTTGTGCACCCGTGTGGCCCGCCTCATTGATGAGAACGCCGAACTCAAAGCCAGCCTGACAGACTAACCCCCAGCGCCAAGGAGCCTTATGACACCGCTTGAGTTTCTAGCGGAGGTTCTGCCGTCGCCGGGTAATGGGTATTACTGCGCCGCTGAGCTTACAAACAAAAAAGAACACGTTTTTAAGGAGACACTTGAAGAGCTAATTCCAACAATTGAGCGCTGGTCCGCCAAGGGCTACGACACGTACTTCGCGCTGGGCACGTTCGGCACGAGCAAAGACCGCACCAAGGACAACATGCACGCCAGCCAAGTGCTGGCGGTTGATCTTGACTGCAACCACCCCAAGGACATCCCGCAACCCGACAAGGACACGGGCGAGATGGTCATCAAGCCCAAGGCATACCCAAGCGCCAAAGCTGCCGCGCAGGCACTTGAAAAGTTCTGTGAAGACACGGGGCTCGCAGCACTGGGCGATCCGTGGATAGTGCACTCGGGCGGCGGCATACACGCGTACTGGCCGCTGAGCGAGATGATGTTCAAGGAGGACTGGTTCCCCGTGGCCAAGCGCTTCAAGGAGCTGTGCCACAAGCACGGCCTGAAGATCGACAACGCTGTGACTGGGGATGCGTCCAGGGTGCTGCGTGTGTTTGATACCACCAATACCGGGGTCAAGAACGGCAAGCGTGTGCGGGAAGCCACCAAGGTTCGCTTCATCACTGAGGGCAACCGCTTCGCCGTGGACGACATCGACGCTATCTTGACGGCTGAAGGCATTGACAAAACAGCACCACCGCCCCCACCCACCACGCTGGCGCTGCCAGGGCAACGTCCGACCAGTGTCAAGGCACTGTCGCCCACGGCGCAGGCCATCATTGGCAACAGCATCACGCGCTTCAAGAAAATCTTGCTCAAGACCCGTGACGGCACGGGCTGCGGGCAGATCGCACACTACATCGAGAACGCTGATGAGGATGGCACGGAGCCGCTGTGGCGTGGGCTGCTGAGCTGGACCAAGGTCTGCGTAGATGGCTCGAAAGCGGCGGTGTGGTTGAGCGACATGCACCCGTACGACCACGACAGGATGTACAGGAAGCTGCACGAGATCAAGGGGCCGTACTCGTGCGAGGCCATGAACGATGCCAACCCCGGCGTGTGCAATAAGTGCCAGCACAGGGGCAAGATCACAAACCCGCTGGGCTGGGGGCGCGAGGTCAATTCAGTGACCGAGGCCGTTGAGATTGAGGTGCAGGTCGAGGATGCGGCACCCCAGAAGCTGTACCGCCCAGAGCCCCCTCGGGGGTATGCGTTCGGCAAGTACGGCGGCGTGTTCATCGAGAAGGAGGAAGAGGACGGGGACGGCAACACGCAAAAGCGCCAGCACATGCTGCTGCCGTACGATCTGTTCCCCGTGGACATCCTGAACAACAACGGCGTCCATGAGATACACATGCTGGCGGTGCGCAACGAGCATGTGCAAGAAGTGCTGCTGCCGCAAAAGAGCATCGCGGCCAAAGACGATGCGCTCAAGCATCTGGCCAGCCAGAACATCATGGCGTCTTTCGGCTCGGGCAATGACAAGAACCTGTACGAGTATGTCCGCGCAAGTGTGGAGAAGATGAGCACGGAGAAGTCGCCCATACGCATCCCCTCGGCGTATGGCTGGCAAGAGGACGACAGCTTCGTCTTCAACAGCACCATCTTCAAGGCTGGTGCTGCCCCCGTGTTCGTGCCTATGGCGGGGCTGGAGAACATCGTCTCCAACACCAAGCCCACCGGCTCACTCGACGAGTGGCGCAAGGTCATCAACATGATGGTGAGGCGCAAACTGTGGAAGCACCTGACGGTGTTCTTGGCGGGCGCGGCGTCCCCCCTCATGCGTTTCACGGGCCTCTTTGGTGTGACGCTGCACTGCGCCTCGGCAGAGTCGGGTACCGGCAAGTCGCTGGCACTGGACGCTGCGGCATCCATCTGGGGCCACCCGGTGCACTACCGCACGGGCTCTGGCACCTCCGCTGTGGCCATGCAGCAGCGGCTGGGCCTGCTGCGCAGCCTGCCCCTCGTGACGGACGAGATCACCACCAACAACCGCAACGACTTCGAGTGGTTCCCGGCCTTTCTCTTTAGTATGTCCGAGGGGCGCGGCAAAGAGAGGATGGAGTCGGGCACCAACCGCGAGCGGCTGAACCTGTCGATATGGGCCGCGTTCGCGCTGATGTCTTCCAACCGCCCCGCAGTGGACTACCTGACCAGCGTGCGCCAGCACTCATCGGAAGGCGAGCTGCGCCGCCTGATCGAGATGTCGATGGACGAGAAGCTGATCTGGGACCCCGCCGAGATCGAGATCATCAAGTCTTTGCAGAGTAACTACGCCGTGGCCGGTGAGGTGCTATCGCGCTACTTTGTGGACAACATAGGCTACCTCAAGACGCTTGTGCCCCAGACCGTGGCGCAGATGTACAAGGAGTTTGATGCGCCCAACGACGAGCGCTTCTGGATGGCGGGTGCCGGGATCATCATTGCCGCTGGCATCCTATTCAATAGCCAGCACACGGGGCTGGTGGACATCCCGCTGCAAGAGATCATCAAGGTGCTTCGCGGCACGTTCGAGAACCAGCGGGCCAGCATCGCAGGCGGCAAGCGTACGGCAGAGGATGTGCTCAACGCCTACATTCAGGAGTACCAGGGCAAGTTCGTGGTGGTCAAGTTTGGCGAGAAGGCGGGTGTCCTGGCCGCGTTCAGTGACGGCTCTATCGTCGGCAAGAACACCACGCGCACAGAGATCATGGGCCGCGTCGAGCACGGCGTGGGTGGCGGTGGTGTGGACTTCTTCATAGAGGAGCGGCTGCTGCGGGCGTACTGCTCGGCCATGAGCTTTAGCTACAACACGTTCCGCGAGCAGATATCCGCGCAGTTCATCGTCAGCTTCATGCAGCGCAAGGACATGCTGGCCAAGACGGACGGCCCGCCCATGAGGGTCAGTGCCGTCAAGATCACCAGACGCGCAGAAGACGTAGACGATGTCATCCTACAGCCGCTTGTTCCCGTGGCGATCCGTTGAGCGAGGGCAGGGGTTCTTCATCCCCTGCATCGACATAGAAGAGGTGCGGCAAGCAGGTCTCAAGGAAGCCCTGCGCTGCCGTATCCTCAACGCCCAGGCCCGCCCCAGTATCAGGGACGGGCGGCTTGGCGTGTGGTTTTATCGAGGCAAGGCCAAGAACTGACGGGCAATCTGAACTTTCATTTTGTCAAGCTGCTCTAGGCGCCGGTCTTTTTCTTCCGTGGGCATCGTGGGGCTGGCCTTGATGGCGCGTTCTTGTTTGGCAAGTTCGCCCAGTTGCTTTTGCACCCGGCCCGAGATGGAAGTCTGTGCAAGGTCGTTGGCGTAGCCTTGCGCAAACTCTTGCGCTTCTGCTCGCTTGCCTTCCTCAACCAGCTTGTTGTACGAACCCTTGATCCGCTTGATCTCTTGCATCCGGTCGTACGCCTCATCGAGCGTGCCCCGGCCTTCTACCGGCTGGAACAGCCCGCCAATCAGAGGCACTTTGCTCGGCTTGGTCGAGGGCTCCGCAATCTCTTTCTGGTCAGCCGCCAGTATCGGGTTGGCAAGCTGCACAATGGCAATACCGAGCCCGCCGAAGTAGCCACGGATCAGGTAGTCGATGCTGATGGGGGAGATGTCAGACACTTTACCCGTGGCTTGGCCAAGCAGCTTGGCAACTTCCGTGGTGTTCGTGCGGTACCTGTCAGTGGCCAGTTGCTCTTTCTCCCGCGCAGACTCAATGTCGCCTTGAAAGAACG